AGCTCCGCATACGCTACGCACGGCAAGGCGCTAAAGCGCCATTCAAAACAAAGGAGCAAAACCGACTGCTAATATATCAATTAAAATTTCAAAAAAAACTTGAATTTTTCCTAAAAAATAATAAAATATAATTACAGAAAAGGAGATTGACGAAGATGCTTAAATGCTATATAATGGACACAGATGGAAACGTAAAACTTGCAAGACACTTCAAAGTAAAAGAATTTAGTTGCCGTGACGGCAGTCAAGTAGTATTCATAGACGACAATCTAGTATCCATTCTTGACATACTCAGACACAAAATCGGAAAGCCGGTAATCATAACCAGCGGATACAGAACACCAGAATGGAACAAAAAATGCAATGGAGCGAAATACAGCTATCACATGCGCGGTATGGCAGCAGATATCCGGGTAGATGGAATGAGCGCAAAAGAGCTTGCCAACAAACTGAATGAAATCGTACCGGATGGATGCGGCATTATCGTATACAACACATGGGTGCACTTTGATGTGCGAACCGGGAAAAAATACAGAAAGGGGATGTAAAAATGGTACTTACCAGCATCAACTGATAATCAAATGAAACCATAACCTGGAAAAGAGAATCAACAATGAAAACATGGAATGCAAGAGACCAGACCAAAAAGCAAATTGTAGACGAAACAGAAAAAACACATAAAGGAGTAAAATAATGGCACACAGAAGCGGAGCGGGTCAAGGCGACCAGAAACGCTTTACCCAGACTGCAAAGCGGGTAAAAAATATCAACGTTCGACCGAAAGTATCTCGAGGCGGCATCCGCCTGTAAACAATACAAACAAAGAAAGGGGGCATAAAATGGCATTAATCAAGGTCAAGGACGTTAAGGAAGCAATTGCGCTGATGATGAACATCCTTGAAAAGCTCGATGAAATCTACCACGCACTGAAGGATGCAAACAAAGACAAAGAATAAAGAGGAAAAAACATGAAACTGAAATTCTACTCATTCCACGATGCATTGACCAACGGCTACTCACAGCCATTTCTGCAGAACAACAGGGCACAGGCAGTGCGAACGGCACGCTGGAAAGCCAACGAAAGCAAGCCAAGTGAAATCGAAGATATTTCGCTCGTAGAACTTGGCGAATTCGACACCGAAACGGGCTACATGAGCGAAGCAATGCCTGAACACATCGCACGGCTCATCGACCTGAAGGAGACGGACAATGCTAAATCCTGATACACTGGTAAGATACTACGGACTGCCGACCGAGAGAGTGACAAACAATCCGGGCAGCAAGACCGCGCCAACGTGGAAAGCAGTCAAACGACCAAACGGAACTACCGACTACGTCCAGCAGCCGGATGAAAACACATACGAAAAAATCCAGCGAGCCGGCGAGGGCTACGACCTTGCAAGCGCAATCGCACGGCTGGAAGCGGGAGACACCAGCATCAAGGCAAAAAGCATGGTATATACCGAGGGCACCGACCTTGAAAATCTGCCGAAGGACATCATGACGATGCACGAAAAAGCCGAAGCTGCAGCCAAAACGCTGGAACAGCTGAAACAGGTGCAGCAGACCGAACAGCCGAAGCCGAAAGAGGAAGAAAAAAAAGAGGAGGTGAAGGAAAACGAACCGAAACAGTGAAAACCATTTCGCACAAGTGCCGCGAATGGAAAGACCGCGAAGCAAATTTGACAGAAGTCACCAGCTGTTGACGACCATCAATGAAGGTGACCTCGTACCCATCTACTGTGATGAAGTGCTACCGGGCGATACCGCAAAAGTACACCTGAACGGACTCATTCGCATGAGCACTCCCGTCTATCCTATCATGGATAACTGCTACATGGACACCTATTTCTTCTTTGTTCCATGCCGTCTGCTGTGGGAACACTGGGAGAACATGTTCGGCGAGAACGATACAAACTACTGGGCAGAAAAGACCGAGTACAGCACACCAACTACCGAAATCAAAAAAGCAGGCATTAAAGCCGGAACAATCGGAGATTATTTCGGCTTACCGACAAACATACCGCTAAAAGTAAACGCACTCCCGGCACGCGCCTACGCAATGATTTATAATGAGTGGTTCAGGGATGAAAACCTTGAAGCACCTATAATGGTAGGATACAAGAAAACTGACGCAACGGGAAACTCTGAAGCCCCAGAAGTCGACGGGGCTAGCTACGCCAATAAACCAGAAATTACTGCGAAACTTTCAGAAGGTGCACTATACGCAACAAAACCGGCAAAGGCAGGAAAATTCCACGACTATTTCACCAGCTGTTTACCGAGTCCGTTGAAATCTGACCCTGTAGAACTCAGCATGACAGGCAACGCACCTATCAGATTGGGAGACCAAAAAGGAAATTACCAAAATTTCAACGGGGCGGTAGAAATGGTAGTAGCCGCACATGGAAGCAACACAGCCGGGTCTCTGATATACGGGAATACCACCGGAGCACCCGGAGAAAAAAAGACGATGATGTTCAGCGGAACAGAAAAAACAAACAACGAGATTGGAACGGGTGGGTGGATGTATGCAGACCTAAGCGCTGTAAACGCAATCACCATTGCAGACTTGCGCATGAGCATAGCACTGCAGCACATCTTTGAAGCAGATGCACGCAACGGCACGCGATACCGTGAGTTTCTGTCTGGTACGTGGGGCGTAACAAGTCCGGATAGCCGTCTGCAAATTCCTGAGTACATCGGCGGACAGCGCATCGCAATCAATGTAAATCAGGTTGTTCAGACGAGCCAGACAGACCCGAAAACCGGGCAAGCACTGGGCAATACGGCAGCATACAGCCTGACCACATGCAGCAAGCAGATGGTGGACTATGCAGCAACGGAATACGGCTATATCATCGGACTGGCAGTGGTACGAGTGGAACACAGCTACCAGCAGGGACTTGCAACCAAGTGGACACGTGGCGGACGGTTCACGTACTATGACCCGAGACTAGCAGCACTGGGCGAACAACCGGTGTACAACCGCGAAATCTATGCACAGGGCAAAGATGAAGACAACGAAATCTTTGGGTATCAGGAATGCTGGGCGGACTACCGCTACAAGCCTTCCTACGTAACCGGAGAAATGCGGTCGAACTACCAGACAAGTTTGGACGCATGGCACTATGCAGACGATTATGACGCACTGCCGCGTCTCTCGGCAGAGTGGATCCAAGAGGGAACACAGAACATTGACCGGACGATTGCGGTAACAAGCGAAAAAAGCCACCAGTTCTTGTGTGACTTCTATTTCAACGAAGAGTGGTATCGCGAAATGCCTATTTACAGCATTCCCGGCATCGAGAGAATCTAAGAAAGGAGGAAGCCCCGCAAAAGCGGGGCAATTTTTGAATGGAGACGTTATTAAAGCTTTTACCATCCCTCATGAAAGGACTGAGCATGCTGACGGGCATCATCACAAGCAGTAACATGAGCAGCGCCAAGGATAGCCAAGCATCAGGCAGCGAGACCAGCACAGGCAGCGAGACTACAACCGGCAGCGTGACAGCGCCGCAGCAAATCGGAACGGCGCAAATCGGCACGCCAACAGGTATTACCACATTCGGCAACCAGAGCAGCGTAAACACCGCAAACGCACTGCAAATGATGAGCGGACTGCTGAGCAACCTCGCGAATGCTGGAAGCCAAGCAAGCGCCAAGAAGTACAACAGCGCGGAAGCAGCAGCAGAACGAGCGTTTCAAAAGGAAATGCGCGGGACAGCCTATCAGGACACCGTAAAGGACATGATAGCAGCGGGCATCAATCCTATTCTAGCAGCGACCAACGGCGCAACAAGCGCACCATCGGGAGCATCTGCAAGCATTGGAAGCCAACATTATAACCAGCAGAGCGCACAGGCTGCAAGCGTATCCGCAATGTACGAATACGGCAACAACACGGCAGAGCTGGCAGACAAATACTTACAGCTAGCAAAACAGGCAACCAGCGCAAAACAGCTTAAGAATGCGAAAAGCTGGGAACAGGCAGCAAGCGAGCTAGCAACCTCAAGCGCAAAACAGGCACAGCAATACAGCTATGCAGCTAACAAGTTAGGTGAAGGCCTTGCGGGAGCTGGCAAAGCAGCCAAAGACGCAGTAAAAAAGGCTGGTAAAGCAGCCAAAGACACAGCGGGAAACTTCAAAAAGTACAACCAAAGAGTGCCAATCATGCCAAACATGGACACATTCAACGCATACACAGGAAACTAAGGAAGGAAGGGGGATGACAAAACATCCCCCTTTTTTTAGTAACAATAATCCAAAAAATAGAGAATGTGGAAAACTTGAGTTTTCAACACTTTCAACAGGTTTTCAACAACAAGTTGCACAAAGAAATTCGTCAAAATGACGAACATTCAACAATTCAACAAGTTTTCAACAAAGTTTTCAACAGGCAAAAAGGCAATAAATAAACGTAGTAACGTTAAAAAAACGAGTTTTCAACAGTTTCCACGCTACTACTACTACGACTACAACAAGTTAATATATAAAGAAAGCGAGGTGTCAACCGGCACAAGATAGACAAGGAAGCTTGTGCCGGTAACAAAAATGCCATGTACAAAACCATTAGTATTTCAGATGGACACGAAAAAACCGCAGCTATGGGGAAGTCTGGAAAACCTATCAAAGCAAGGACTGCAAACGAACATCATGGAAGGAATCAAAAAAGGAAAATTCGCATTGTTACCATGCGGTAAGTGCGAATATTGTCGAAAACAGATGGCTGACCAATGGGCAACAAGAATAGAGCTAGAGGCCAAAGAGTGGGACGATGTGATTTTTCTAACACTGACGTATGACGATGAGCATGTTCCATACGGCGAAATCATCAAAGGCTACAGAAGCATACAAAGTCAGACAGTAAACAAACGGGACGTGCAGCTATTTTTAAAGCGACTAAGAAAAGCGTACAAGAAGCCAATAAAATACTTCCTAGCAGCTGAATACGGCGACAGAACAAAAAGACCTCACTATCACGCAATAGTATTCGGACTGAAACCACCGGATGCACAATGGTATAAAAACCAAAAAGGCAATAGCTATTTCAAAAGCGAATGGCTACAAAAAATCTGGGGCAAAGGCATGATAGACTTTTCACCAGCACAGCCGGGGAGCTTCGCATATGTAGCACAGTACGTCAACAAAAAAGCAATAGGTGCAGAGCAAGAGGCAAAATACTGGATGGAAGGTAGAGAACCTGAATTTAGAATCATGTCAAAAGGCATCGGCGAAAAGTATCTAAACGAACACAAAGATGAAATCTTGAAAACGGATAGCATCATATGCTCAGGAGGACGCGAGAAAAGGCCTCCACGCTATTTTGATAAGATTCTAGATAAGGATACCAGCCAAGACACAGAAAGCTATTTTAGGGCACATTCTGACGAGCTGAGAGAGGTTAGAGCCAGACGGAGACGCAGTGCAATACAAAGTTTAATCAATCTCGAACAGAGCACGAGTGTAGATTATGAAACCTATCTCAACATTCAGAAAGAAAAGGACAAGCTAAGGCAAAAGTGGCGTGAACCAAAAGAATGACGCGCACAGCGCTAAAAAGGAATGGATTAGCCGAGCTCCGCATACGCTACGCACGGCAAGGCGCTAAAGCGCCATTCAAAACAAAGGAGCAAAACCGACTGCTAATATATCAATTAAAATTTCAAAAAAAAC